TTGTCTAAGTAATATGTAAGTCTGTTGTTTAGATATGCTAAGTTTTGATCAATAATCTTTTTACGGATAAAACTATCTTTGTTTGTTAGTAGTTTCAATAAAAAGTCTTGATGTTCTTTAAATGTTGTAAGTTCGTTGACTGGTGTCCAATCAATTTCTTGTATTGCACTGTTGTTCAATTCATCTATTTGTGCTTGGTAAGGATCAGTTTCGTTTTGTTTTGCGCTAAGTGCAGTTTTTAAACTATCAACGTTTTGTCTATGCTCGTATGCTTCTTTGGCAGTTTCGTAAAATACACTAGGCTTTCCGTTGATGTCTCCAATGTCAGACAGCGACTTAGTAACATCAATAAGTTTATCGCCTACTTCTTTTTGATACGATAATGCATCGTCAAGTTCTTTAGCTTTACGGTCTGCAATTTCTGTTTTTTTGTCTACATGTAGTTCTTGGCCACATGTATAACACACAGCATCTTCAAGATCTGCGATGTCTTTATTAACTTTTTCAACACTTTTGTCTGCACGTTGTAGTGCTGGTTCTAAAGTACTAAGTTCCTTTTTAAGAGCCAAAATAGCATTGTTATGTTCAGTCCAATTTGATAACTTATCATGCGAATCTAATTCTGCATCAATGTCTAAATGCTCTAATTCGTCGATTGCAGATGCTAATTTGTTTACATCTTGTTGTTTTTTAGCAAGCCATGCTCGTTGTGTGCCTTGTAGACTACTAATAGTACTTTCAATTTTACTATTTGCAGTTTGCATTGCTTCAATTTTTAATGTTTCGGTAGTAATAGACTCTTTAGTGATGCGTGTTTGCTCTTTTAGTGCATCAGCTTTCTCACTTAGGATAGTAATACCAAGTAACTGTTCGATAATAGCACGTTGATCGTTTTGTCTCATGCTAAGAAACGGCTCAGTGTAAGTGTTTAGTGCAACAATGTGCTTGAACATGTCATGACTCATGTCAAGCAAGCCGTCAATGTCCTTTTGTGTTTGTCGACTGTCGCCTTGTGACTCGTCTACTAGTTCTTGTTCTTGGTCATTAACAAAAAACTTTAGTACATTAGGGGATCTTCCACGTTCGATTCTATAATCTACATTGTTTTTTTCAAAATGTAGTGTAACTAACATGCCTTTGCTGTTAGTTTTATTAATTAAATTGTTTGCTCTGATATTTGTAAGTGCTTTTCCGTATAATGCATAGCTAAGTGCATTAATAATAGTAGTTTTACCTGTACCATTACGTGATCCGCTGTCGTCTCCACCTTGATCTAAGTTTTCTCCAAGCACAAGTGTTAAGTTTTCTCTGTTAAAGTCAACAGCTTGGGTTTGATTACCCACACTCATAAAATTTTTGACGGTTAAATCTTTAATTTGTATCATAGTTCGTTATAAATATCCATTAGCATCTTTTTATTAAAGTTGTCTGAGTCAATTGCATTGATTTCGCCTGCAACAATTTGATCAACGCTTTCAAATTGTTGAATATCTAGTTCAGTTGATATTTCTTCAAGTTGTTTTTGTGGTATAAGACTAATTTCTCTACAACCAAAGTTATTAATAAAGGTTTCTTTAATAAAACTAGCTTCTTCGTAGCTAATAGGTAAGTCTAAGTTTACCCGTAAATACATATTTGGCTTAATTAGTGTTGCTTGTTCGTCAATTAGCTGACTTAGTTTAACTGTTCTATACTTAGGACAGTCTGGCCAATCAATATATTCTGGTTCTTTGTTGTTTTCTCTGTCAAGTATCATCATACCACGGTTGTCATCCCATGCATCTGCATAGTTGTGTGGAAATGCGTTACCAATATAGTGTATTTTGCCTTGTTTTTGTCTTTTGTGAAAGTGTCCAGAGAACACATACTCTTGATGTTCAAAATGTTCAGCTTTCAGTTCGCCGTGGTCGGGCATCTGCACCATTGCGTTCATATAAAAACTAGGAAGTTCAAAATGACCAAACATGTATTTGCTTTTTATACTTTTAATTGTTCGCCATTCATCACCTACTAACCACGGAACAAGAGCAACATCATCTTCAATGTATACTTCGTCAATAAATGTAATACCAGGAATGTGTTTTGCAAATGCTGTACTATTAACATCACGTTTGTCTTTATAATACAAGTCGTGATTGCCGTCAAAGAAGTAAAACTTCTCAAAAGATTTGCCTAACTTTTCCATACAGCGTATTGTTGCATCCATTGTTGTTAGGTTAAGTGAATTTCTGTTGTGATGCCAGTCACCGCAGAAGATACCGGTTTCGCAACCAGCAGCTTTTGCTTGATCTATGTACCAATCAACAAAATTTTCACAATCTTGGTTGTGTACTTTGCTATTGCCCTTAAGGCCAAAGTGTATATCTGTAAAAACAGCCGCTTTTTTAAACAATTTTATATCTCTCTATAGTCATACTATTAGCATTATACGTTCAAATAATGTAAAAGTCAACGACTTATTTAGAAGCATTTATTTTATCAGTTTCTCTTTTCTGTTCAGCTTCCCATTGTCCTTGGTTCTGCCTTGTAAAACTAGGATTCATGTCATTCATCTCTAATATATCGTCTCTAATGTTTTGATTTCGCTTCTCAATGTTAATAACACGTACAAAACTGTTAGTTACAGCCGCAGTATAGTATGCAAACGGATTAGCAGACTTAGATTCGTCAAATTGTAAGCCAATTTGTGCTAGTTGTAGTATTGCTTGGCCACGCATTTCGTCATTGTATGTGTATCCGCGAACATTACCACGTGTAGCGTACCGATCACACAGTTTCATCCACATTAAAGCAAGTTTATTAGTTGCTTTGCCGTGATCTTTGCTAAAACATCCGTTTTCCATACCGCCTTCCCAATGACTTTTGCCTATACATACCAACTCACCGTCATCATTAAATTTATAATGTTGAAAGGGCGGAAAATTAAGTTTTACTTTGTGATCTGCAACTGTTTTGGGGGTCTTTTTTCTTCCGGGCTCGTCTGGTATGTGATCAAACGTCATAATTCTAAAAATTAATTCTTCTTTTGTAATCTTTTTATAGTCAACTTCAAATTCTGCTTGTTTTACTTTTTTTCCTGCTAGTTTAGCAGCATCAAATGCGGTTACTTGTAGTCTTTTTGCTTTATTACGTTTTGCTTCAGCTACGGTCCTTATATTAATCTTATCAATGCTAGGCAAGATTATGTCGTATTGTGCATACGTAGGATCAACGTAGCTACAAAACGTAGACTTTGACTTGTGGATTTCTTTTAAGATATCCTTATTATTTAAATAGTTTACTCTTTTCATATTTTCTCCATTTGTAGTTACATTATAATATACTCTGTTAATAAAGTCAACTAAATAATAGTATTAGTAATACTAGGAGACTTTATATATGTCAGGCAGACAAGACGGCCCCGGAACTGTAGCAAATAATGTTGCATCTCCTGTTAGTCAACAAAATACAAGTGCAGGTTCTCAAAATCAAAATTCAAAAGCACCTTCTAAAACATTAACCAACACAGTAGGAAGTGAAACTATCGGTGTTGGTGCTAGTATTTTAAAAAATGGTGTCAAACAAACTATAGAAGATATTGCTTCAGGTGGCGTTGGCGGCATAATGAGTGCTATCAGAGGATTTGGTATACCTGTAGACGGACTAGCTGGCATCTTTGGTGGCGGTAGTACCGCTAGTTGGTCTAGAGATGATACAGGCGATTGGCGTATGCGTTTAAGTATTCCAGTTGGCATGTCTTTAGATGGTGTACTCCAAGCTCAATTGAATGAAACCCAAGGTATGATTTTTCCTTATACTCCTAGTATTATATTCCAACATTCTGCACAATATAGTATGATGAAACCTACACATAGTAATTATCCTTTTCCAATATACCAAAGTAGTCAACCTGATGCATTACAAATTTCAGGTGAATTTTATGTAGAAAGTGCAGCTGAAGGATTGTATTGGGCGGCTGCTGTACAATATTTGCGTTCAGTAACAAAAATGGCATACGGTTCAACAAGCAACCAAGGCGCTCCGCCCCCAATTATTTTACTAAACGGATACGGAGATTATGTTTTTAAAAATGTTCCATGTGTAATACAATCTTTTTCAGTTGATTTGCCAACAGATGTTGACTACATATATTGTCCTGAGATAAACACCTATGCCCCAACAAGAAGTACTATAACAGTTGTTGCACAACCTACTTATTCAAGAAGCGAAATTCATCAATTTAGTTTAGATACATTTGTCAAAGGCGGATATGCTAAAGGCAAAGGAGGGTTTATTTAATGTATTCTCCAAGTAGTCCTTATTATAAAACACCTTTTGTTTCTGGCCAATATTTAGATATATTAAAAATAAGACCAATACCAGCTGAACCTGACGATGTACTTTATATTATACAAGTGCAATATACGCATCGACCTGATTTGCTTGCATTTGATATGTATGGTGACAAAGATCTATGGTGGGTTTATGCACAACGCAATCTTGAAATTTTAAAAGATCCTATTTTTGACTTTGAAGCAGGAACAGAAATATTTGTACCAAAAGGCCCATCACTTAAACGCTTGTTGGGATTATAGATGTCATCTACTAATATACAGAACATAACAGAACGATTAAAGTCCAAAGGCAAAGAATTAGCACAAACAGGTGCTGATGCTGCTTCACAAGTAGCAACTCAGTTTCAGACTTCAGGAAAAATTACAGTAGGCGGCGTTGCAAGTGCTGTTGAAGGTGCATTATCAGAAATTAGGGGTGCAACACTCGACATGCCTAATTCTATAAACGGAATTACCGGACCAGCACTTGGTTCACTTGATCTTGCACAAGGTGGAATAAGCCAAGTATTAAATAGTAAACTTCCTAGCTTTGCAGGAGGCGCAAGTTTAATCAGCGGAGGGCTTGGAGGAATTGCTCAAGCCTTTGGAGGATTAATGGGAGGCCTAGGAAAACAAAAAAATATTCTCAGCCCGTTCTCAAGTTACAACTATGTTTTTACACTAGGATGTTTGACAGACTTTGAATTAAATTTTCCAGACTTAACTTACAGATTTGCTGATCCTATGATTACAATTATTAAATCAGGAGGCGGAAAACCGTTAGTTGGAAGTAAAACTATATACGAAATAAACGGAAAAACAGAATATTTCATAGACGATGTTGAAATAGAAACTATGATAGCACCTAACCCCGCAACAAGATCTACAAATGCACTATCTTTAAGTTTTAAAGTACAAGAACCATATAGCATGGGACTATTTTTACAAGCATTACAAATTGCAGCATTAAGTGCCGGTCATAAAAATTATATCGATGCACCTTTTTGTCTAAGTGTTGAATTTAAAGGACACGCAGGAAACCGACCAATTAGTATACCAAATTCAAGGCGCATATTTCCTTTAAAATTTACTGATATACAATTTGACGTTACAGAAGGCGGAAGCCAATATAATGTAACTGCCATTCCTTATCACGAAACAGCATTAACAGATCAGGCACAGTCTACAAGAAATGATGTAACATTCGAAGGTAGAACAGTTGCAGAAATGTTACAGTGGGGATTTGATAGTCTGACTACAAATATGAACGAAAAAGAACTTGAAGGTGTTGAACAGGAAAATAAGTCCAAAGGTAATCAGTATATAATTATGTTTCCTACTAAGAAATCTAGTGCTGAAGAATCTGTAGAATTTGCTTCATCTGAAGACGAAGGATCAGCAACAACACAAGGCAACGATAGCGGCGCTGGAACACCAAAGCGTGAACTTACCGAAGAACAACAACAGAGATTATACGAGTCTGCTATAGCTGTACAAGAAAAAAGCATGCCCATTGAAAAATTTAAAGCAGCACTAGATAAAGAACTAGGTATTAGTGTAAAGAGATCTGATCTCGGCGAAACAATAAGAGATTATGCAGATGATCCAAAGAATATAAACGATATTGGAAGTTCAAAGATTGTAAAATCAAAAAATGACGTTGGCAAGAAAACTATGGTTAAACAAGCTGCTGCTGAAAGTGAAGAAGAAAAAGGAAAAATTGATCGTTGTAAAGTACAATGCAATCCTGATCAACGAATGATGACAGTTAGTAGTGGAAAGAAAATAGAACAAATTATAGAAGATGTAATACTAGTAAGTGAATTTGGAAGAAGTGTTGTTGATCAAAAACCAGATGAAAACGGAATGCTTGATTGGTATAGAGTTGAAACTAATGTTTACAATGTTTCCGATCTCGAAAACATAGATAAAACCGGTCAACCACCAAAGATTTTTGTGTTTAGAGTTGTTCCGTATAAAGTACATCACAGTAATTTTAGAAGTCCAACAGAAGCATCAAAAGGATTAGAAAGTTTACAAACACAAGCATCAAAAGAATACAATTATATCTATACAGGACAAAATGACGATATTATTAATTTTGATATAAATTTTAACACTGCTTTCTTTAGTAGTATTGCAGGTGACTTTGGTCAAAAAACAGCTGACGCAAAAACATCTGCTAGTGGAGGCGTAAATGCAGATAACAAACCAGCTGCAACTGGTACTACTGATGCTGATGGAAATTCTATAAATGCTGATCCTGTAAAAGCTGATGTCAACAAAGGCAATACAACAGATACAGGCGGAGTTATGATACATCCAGAGTCGGTTGTTGCTGCAAACTTTAACGAAGCTTTGGTAAATGCACCATTAGACTTACTTAGTGTTGATTTAGAAATATGGGGAGATCCTTACTATATTGCTGATAGTGGAATGGGCAATTACAGTGCAGGTATAGGTCCATCAATGAACTTAACTTCGGATGGTACAATGGATTATCAAAGCGGCGAAGTAGATATTGAACTAAATTTTAGGACACCTATTGATTATGTAGGAAACTATATGACATTTCCAGGAGGCGGTACAGCTCCTGTAGGTAAATTTAGTGGATTATATAAAGTATTATTTGTAGCTAATAAATTTTCAGGAGGCCAGTTTACACAAACATTACAGACAATGCGTAGGCCAAAGCAAGAATCAGATACTAACCAAGTAGCTACAAAAGATAATACAGGAGCAGTTACAACTGATGATCCTAAAAAGCAATTAATTGAAACTGAAACTAATGCACTTACAGGTAATCCTGAAGGTTCAACATCAAGCACTAGTGCAACTGATGCTGGCGGAAATAATAACGGATTTGGAAATGCACAAGGTGGAGAATTTGATACAACAACAGCTTCTAGTGCTGGCAAAGGAAAGCCACCAGTTTATAACACTGATCGAAGAGGTCCTCAGTAATGGCTAAAGAAACACGTTCACCCCACGTCAAACAACAGGCAAAACAATTAGAAGGTCCGGGTCCGTATGTGGCTATTGTTAGAGAACATCTTGATGTAGATTATATGGGATCAGTAAAGGTAGAACTTTTAAAAACCAGTAGCGAAGGTAACTCAGAATCTTCCGGCGAATATGTTCCGGTAAGTTATCTTAGTCCGTTCTACGGAGTTACGCCGTTTTCAGGTGTAAGTGAAAATGATGGATTTGATTATACACAAAAAAGTTATGGCTTTTGGGCTGTACCACCTGATATTGGCACTAAGGTACTAGTTATATTTGCTGAAGGAAACAGAGGTAAAGGATATTGGATAGGCTGTATACAAGATCAAAATATGAACTTTATGGTTCCTGGAAATGCAAGTACTAAGTTTAACAAAGAGGATCCTACAAAAGCAAGACCAGTCGGCGAGTATAATAAAAAAACTGAAGAAGCTAACGGATCAAACGCAACACAATATTTAAAGCCGTGTAACGCTGATGCGTGTGCTGTTTTAGATAACAACGGATTAGCAGACGATCCTGTTCGAGGAACAACAACTTCTAGTGCTAGACGAGATTTGCCTAGTATGGTATTTGGTTGGAGTAGTCCTGGACCAGTAGATAGACGTGATGGAAAACCTATAGTAAAGTCTGGAGGCAAAATTGACGGCATAGATATAAAAGCAAGTAGGCTAACAGGAACAACGTTAGTTATGGATGACGGTGATCCTACGCTTTTTAGAAAAGGATCTGCTAAAACTTCACCTAGCGAATATGCTAGTATACCAGACGGCGGTGATCCTACAAAACCGTTCAACGAATTATTTAGAATTCGTACTAGAACCGGACATCAAATATTATTACATAATTCAGAAGACTTAGTATACATTGCACACGGTAGTGGTGATAGCTGGATTGAAATGACAGCTAACGGAAAAATTGACATTTATTCAAAAGATAGTATTAGTATTCATACTGAAAATGACTTTAATTTTAAAGCAGATAGAAATATTAATTTAGAAGCAGGACAAAATATTAATATAAAAGCGGGCAATCAAATGGCAATGGAAACATCAGCTAATTGGACAGTAAAAGTAGGAGCAGACGGCATGCTTACATGTGCTGGTTCAAGTAATATCAAATCTGCAGCACATAAAGAAACAGCTGGTAGAATTGATATGAATGGTCCTGCTGCGGCAGAAGCAGGTGCTGCACCGATTCCAAATAGAGTACCTAAGCGAGGATCTTGGACAGGACAAGAAAATAAGAATCCCGAAGAACACACTCCTGAAAAAACAGATAACGATCCTAAAAAGATAGAAGAAGGTAAAGCAAACGCTACTAGTGATGATAAAAATAAAGAGAAAAATCCTGAAGATACATTCAAGCAATGCCAAGTTCCAGCTGCAAGCGGCAATCCAAACGAAGATAGGGCAAATGAAGAAGCCGCCGCTGAAAACAAAGATGCTACATTAGTAAACCAAAATGGCCAACCACAAACTGAAACAACAACTACAGTATCAGACGACGGTACTAAAACATCTACAACATCAACAACTACAACCGAAACAATTACTTCTGGCGGTAAAGCTGTATTAGTAGGTAATGATGGAAATGTAATTCCTGAAGCGTCTGCACCTAAAATTACAGGATATGCAAAGGATGCCGAAGGAAAAGTAACAGCTAGATTTGAAGAAGTAACGGGTGTAGATGCTGACGGTTTTAGTTATACTGAAAAGAAGCGTATTGCTGTAGATCCAGTAACTGGTAAAGATGTTATAAAAGGCGGACCAGAATATAAACCTGATAGAATTAACACAACACCTGTACCCATAACTGCAGATCAACAAGCCCAGATAGATGCAGAAACAGCCGCATTTGAGGCAGAGTATGATGCCAGGCGTGGCACACAAACCTAGGAAAATAAGATATGAGCACACAAGAAAAAAGATTATATCAAGATATTAATATCAAATCTAATAAAAAACCTGATTATGGTATAGGATCAAAGACTTATAAAGGATTTAGTACAACCGATCCTGATCAAAACGGATTTAATTTATATGACTTTAGTCTTATTAAACAAGATATTATCAATCATTTTCATATAAGACAAGGTGAATTATTATCTAACCCGACCTTTGGAACAATTATTTGGGACGTTTTACACGAACCAATGACTGAACAGTTAAAGCAAATTATTATTGATAATGTAACAGAAATCATTAATTACGATCCAAGAATAAATGTAAATTCAGTTACTGTAGACGAGTACGAAAGTGGACTACAGATTGAAGCAGAAATACTATTTTTAACTTATAATATTGTTGAAAATATGCGTTTAACTTTTGATCAAAATAACGGATTTTTAAATACCTAATAATATACGTAGTTAATCAATACTGATAAATACTGTATAATAAAGGAAAGCCAAATATGTCCTCGACTGATAGACAAAATAGATTACTAGTAGCAGAAGATTGGAAGCGTATCTACCAAAGTTATAGAAACGCTGATTTCAAATCTTATGACTTTGATAACTTGCGTAGAACAATGATAAATTATCTACGTCAAAATTACCCAGAAGATTTTAACGATTATATTGAAAGTTCGGAATACCTTGCTTTGATTGACATGATTGCTTTCCTTGGTCAAAACATTGCTTTCCGTACAGATTTAAATGCACGTGAAAACTTTCTAGAACTTGCAGAACGTAGAGAAAGTGTTCTCCGTCTTGCACGTACACTATCTTACAATCCAAAGCGTAATCAGTCAGCTAACGGATTACTTAAAATTGAAAGTGTTAGTACAACTGAAACTGTTAGAGATAGTAATGGAATTAATCTAGAAAACCAAACAATAATATGGAATGATCCTAGTAATGCAAATTGGCAAGAACAATTCACAAAAATTTTAAATGCATCATTACCGGTTAATAACCCTATTGGTAGACCAGTTAAAAAAGATACAGTAAATAATATCCCAACAGAGCAATACAGATTTAGTAGTACTAATACAGGAGTACCGGTTTTTGGATTTAATAAAAGTATAAGCGGAAGTACTAGTAGATTTGAAATTGTAAGTACTGATGTAAACAATGGAGCAATTGAAGAAGAAGCTCCGTATCCAGGAAATAACTTTGCATTTTTATATCGCAATGATGGCAAAGGTCCTAGTAGCACCAATAGCGGATATTTTTGTCATTTCAGACAAGGTGCATTAGATAGTGGATCCTTCATTGTTGATGCACCAAGTTCTAATCAGGTTGTTTCAATTGATGCAACTAATGTTAACAATTCAGATGTTTGGTTATATTCAGTAGATGATTTTGGACTAGAACAAGAACTATGGACAAAAGTTCAAGCAGTTGAAGGCAACAATGTAGTTTATAATAGTCTAAGTAAAAGTATCAGAAATATTTTCAGTGTGTTAACAAGAGCGAATGATAGAATTAGTTTAATATTTTCGGATGGAACTTTCGGCAATTTACCGCAGGGAAATTTTAAAGTATATTATCGAACTGGTAAAAATCAAAGATTAGTAATTGATCCAAAAGACATGCGTGGTATTAGTATACAAATTCCATATGTAAGCAAATCAGGAAAAAGCGAAAGTCTTTCATTAGTATTCCAATTAAAGTATACAGTAGACAATGCGAGTATTAGTGAAACAAATGCAAGTATTAAGCGTAATGCTCCATCTAGTTACTACACACAAAACAGAATGGTAACAGCAGAAGATTACCAGATTGCTCCTCTTACTTCAAGCCAAGAAATTATTAAAGTAAAAAGTGTTAATAGGACATCAAGCGGAATAAGCAGATATCTAGATCTTGTAGACGCAACGGGTAGATATAGTAAAACAAATTTATTTGCTGTAGACGGAATTTTAACAAGAGAACTTATTGATACAAAAGTTGGATTTGATTTTGTTACTAAAACAGATATCGAAGGTGCAATAGCAAATGTTATACAACCAGTTTTAGAAAACAGAAAAATTAAAAATTATTACCTTACTAATTTTCCAAAAATATTAGTAGGTGATTTGGGCTTAGTATGGAATAGTAGCACAGTTGACTCAAATCAAAATACTGGTTATTTTACAAATGCTGCAGGTACTAGACAGCAATTAGGTACTTTTACAGCTAGTACATTAAAATTAATGCGAGCAGGAACACTACTTAAATTTATTGCTCCGACAGGCAAGCATTTTATGAAGACTGATAATAATAAAATAATGGAAGGCGCAGCCGACCATCCAGGATCAGTTGATTACCTATGGGCAAAGATTGTAAGCACTGAAGGTAACGGAACAGTAGTTGCAGATGATGGTACAGGACCAGTTTTAATAAATGACATAATTCCACAAGGCGCAAAACTTACTCAAATTATTCCTAGAATTGCTAATGATATACAAGCATCAGTTCAAACACAACTTGTTGATCAAATTTTTGCTTATAGAACTTTTGGTTTAAGATTTGATATAAATTTAGGAGAATGGAGATTAGTATCTTCTACTAATTTAGATAGTGCAAGTGCATTTAGTATTGGTAAAGCAGGAGATAACACTAATCAGCAATTAGATGCAAGTTGGTTATTATTGTTTGAAACTAACGGTGAAACGTATACTGTTACATACAGAGGTTCTAGATACTTGTTTGAAAGCGATGAAGAAGTTAGATTCTATTTTGATAATAGTGATAAAGTTTATAATAATAGAACTGGTAAAATTATCAAAGATAAAATTAGTATGCTAAGTATTAACCAAAAAGATCCAACATCAAATCCAGTGCCTTACACAGTTGACTATGATTGGGAAATTGTAGAAGATTATAGAGATACAGAAGGTTATGTAAACAGTAAAAAAGTCCAAGTTAGTTTCTTTGATGCTGACGATGACGGAGTTGTTGATGATCCAGATTTATTTGATGTTATTGTTAATGAGACAAATAATCCTTTAGAAAAGTATATATTTTCTGAAAAAGTTACAAGCATTGATGGCGTTGAAGAATGGTTCTATAAACCAAACAGTATATTAAATGTTGTTGTT